TTAGCAGACTTAGGTTTGACAGCAGGTACTTACTATTCACCAGCATTTGAAATTGCTCCACACACAGCAGTTCCAGCATTTAAAACAGCTGATACAAAATCAAGACCAACAGGAAGTGTTTGGTTTAAAATTACTGATGCAAACTTAGGCGTACAGATGAAAGTTAAGCAGTTCAACGGAACTACAAAACTTTGGGAAGACAAGCCAGCATTAGTATACAAAAATCATGCTGAAGCATTATACAATTTAGATAAAGCACAAGGTGGTTTAGGACTTGCATTAGGCCAATTATATGTACAAGCACATACTTCAGAAGCAGAAAACGAAGAATTTGACTTTACAATTATGGCAAGAAATAGTTCTACTTCAACTAAAATTACATCTTCGGCTGTAACTGCAAGTTCTTTAAGTAGTCAGTCATATGGCTTTACTATTGCTGAAAGTATTGTAGGACAACTAGCTATGTCCGGCGGAAAAGCATTAAGTATTACAGCAACAGGTGCAATAAGTGATGCAGACTTAATTGCAAATGCAATTAACGCGGCAGGCTTTGTAAATGTTGTTGCAACTGTTGACGCAAGTAACAGAGTTATTATTGAGCATAACGATGGCGGAGAAATCCACATTAAAGATACTAACGGTGCAATGGCCGCAATTGGCTTTACAGCATTTAACTATTCAACAAAAGCAGGTACTGCAAACTTATATGCGGCACCAAGCGGTGATTCAACTTATGACTTCCACGCTTCAAACTGGAAGATCTTAACACAAACTGCAAGTGCAGATGCTCCAACAGCATTAACAACTGATGGTGCATTATGGTACAACAGTATTGTTGATGAAGTTGATATTATGGTACACGATGGTCAAACATGGAAAGGTTACCAGAACGTTTACAGTTCAGCTGATCCTTTAGGACCAATTGTAAGTGCAACACAACCAACTACACAACAAGACGGTTCATCTGCACTAGTAACAGGTGATATTTGGGTATCAACAGCAGATTTAGAAACATATCCGCAAGTACACAAATATAATTCAGACTTAGCAAAATGGATTGCATTAGACGAAGGCGATCAAACATCAGAAGATGGTATTTTGTTTGCTGATGCACGTTACGGTACAAGTGGCGGAACAACTTCAGAAGCACCAACTGGTACAATTCCAGAATTACTAGTTAGTGATCACTTAGATACTGACGCTCCAGATCCAGCACTATATCCAAAAGGTATGCTATTATGGAACTTACGTAGAAGTGGATTCAATGTTAAGAAATTTGTACGTAATCATGTAGATGTTACTCAGAAAAATATTAGAATGGGTGACGTTAGTATGGCTACTTACTATCCACACAGATGGGTAACTGAGTCAGCTAACCAAATTGATGGTTCAGGTAGCTTTGGACGTAAAGCACAACGTAAAGTAATCATTCAAGCTCTACAAGCAATGGTTAATGCTAACCAAGAAATTAGAGACGATGAATCAAGATTGTTTAACGTTATGGCAACACCAGGATATCCAGAACTAATTAATGAAATGATTGCACTAAACAATGATAGAGGCTTAACAGCATTTATCGTAGGTGACAGTCCATTTAGATTACCAAGTGATGGTACTTCACTAAACAACTGGGGAGCAAATGTTAACTTAGCTGTTGAAGATAATGACAACGGCGCAGTTAGTAGAGATGAATACTTAGGTATGTTCTACCCTAGCTTGTTTACAAGTGATAACGCAGGTAACAACGTTGTTGTTCCTCCAAGTCACGGTATCCTAAGAACACTAGCATTAAGCGATCAAGTATCGTTTCCATGGTTTGCACCAGCAGGTACAAGACGTGGTGGAATTACAAATGCAAGTGCCGCAGGATACATTGATGCAGAAGGCGAATTTAAGTCAATTGCATTAAATGAAGGACAGCGTGACACACTTTATGCTAACAACATTAACCCAATTACATTCTTAACAGGAGCAGGACTTGTAAACTTCGGTCAAAAGACCAGAGCTAGAAATGCAAGTGCATTGGATAGAATTAACGTTGCAAGACTAGTAATTTACTTGAGATCACAACTTAAGAAACTTGCTAAGCCTTACATCTTTGAGCCTAACGATAAAATCACACGTGATGAAATTAAAGCACAAGCAGATAGTTTAATGCTAGAGCTAGTGTCGCAAAGAGCATTATATGACTTCCTAGTTGTATGTGATGAGTCTAACAATACTCCAAGCAGAATTGATAGAAACGAGCTGTATTTAGATATTGCTATTGAACCAGTTAAGGCTGTGGAGTTTATTTACATTCCATTAAGACTTAAAAACACTGGTGAAATTAGCGGACTATAATATGATAAATAAAAGTAATAGGAGCACATAATGGCAATTTCAACACTTTCAAAATTAACAGTACCTTTAGATAGCAACGCAAGTGCATCTAATCAGGGATTGTTGATGCCCAAACTGCAATACCGTTTTAGAGTATCTTTGGAGAATTTTGGAGTATCAAGTCCGTCAACAGAGCTAACAAAACAAGTTATGGACGTATCAAGACCTAACGTTAGTTTTGAACAAATGACAGTTGATATTTACAACTCTAAAGTGTTCTTAGCAGGTAAACACACTTGGGAACCAATTACAATGAACTTACGTGAAGATGTAAGTAACAATGTACAAAAAATGGTTGGCGAACAACTACAGAAACAGTTTGATTTCTTTGAGCAATCAAGTGCGGCAAGTGGTGCAGATTATAAATTTGTTACTAGAATCGAAATACTAGATGGCGGTAACGGTGCTAACACAGCAAGCGTATTAGAAACATTTGAATTATACGGTTGTTACTTAGAAAGCACAAACTATAATGCACTTAACTATGCAACATCTGAAGTAGTTACAGTTACATTGAATATTAGATACGACAATGCAATCCAAACTCCACAAGGAACAGGACTAGGAACAGCAGTAGGTAGAACTATTAATACTGCTATTACAGGCGGCGGCGCTATCTAAACGAAACAAAATTTAAATTAAGGGGCAGAGATGTCCCTTTTTTTATGACTGAATTATCTACCCACTTTATTCAAAAGGATAAATATTAGTATGAGCTTCTTAAACGGATTTTTAGACAATGTAGTATCGGGTGCATTAAACCCTAAAGGTAGCCTTGGTGATTATGCACATGGTTCAAGACTATATGTTGATGATAGCCATAGGTTATCACCAAAAGTAAAATTTCTTTATCATGTTAGTTTTAACATTAATGCTGATGCGGCGGCAGTTATTCCTCAATTAAGAGAGAAACATATGAATGAACTTAACATGCTTGTTAAGACTGCACAGTTACCTGCATATAATATTCAAACAGATGTAAAACATCAATACAACAGAAAAAAAATTGTACAAAAGCGTATTGACTATCAACCAATTCAAATTGTGTTACACGATGATAATATGGGTGTTACTACAGCAATGTGGGAAGCATACTATAGATACTATTATAGAGATGGTAATTATGCCGCAGTAACACCAGATGGCTCACCAGATACAGGTGGTGCATCTTTTGATCCATATAATAGAGCAGGAATGTTTGGTAGACGACAATTTAGATACGGCTTTGATAACGATGCTTCATCTCCGTTTTTTAATAGTATTACTATTAGCCAGATGGCACGTAAAAATTATACTTCATTTACACTTGTAAATCCTATAATTTCTAGTTGGCAACATGATACAATGGATAACAGCGCCAGTGATGTTGTAGCGAATACAATGACATTAGAATATGAAACTGTTCATTACAGTAGAGGTGCAGTAGGCAAAGGTGGACCAAAAGGTTTTGCTGAAGAACATTATGATAAAACACCTAGTCCAAACTCACTATCAGGTGGTGGTGCATCTAGCCTATTAGGTATAGGCGGAGTACTAGCAGGTGGCATGGGTGTATTAGATGATATCACAGGCGGTAAAGCAAACTTCGGTACAGTTTTAAAAGCGGCCAATGTATTACAAAATGCAGGCGGGTTGAATGCCGCTGGCGTAGGACAAGAACTATTAGGTAGTGCAATTG